CTCGGCTGGCCATGCGCTTGCTACCGTCAACACTCTGCCCGCTAACGCTAAGGCAGTCGTGTTTGTAGGCGCTTCGGGCGGTCAGTACGCTCAGAACCTTGTGTACCACAAGGACGCGATCACCTTCGCCACCGCCGATCTCCTGCTTCCGCAGGGCGTCGATATGGCTTCGCGTCAGGTTCACAACGGCATCAGCCTGCGCATTGTTCGTCAGTACGACATCAACAATGACCGTATGCCTTGCCGTATTGACGTTCTGTACGGCTACAGCACGATCCGTCCGCAGATGGCTTGCCGCATCTGGGGCTAACCTAATCGGCCCCCGGTTCGCCGGGGGCCACTCTTTTTGAAAGGAATATACTATGGCGATTCCCAATGGCGCTGGCGGTTATCAGGTCGGCGACGGCAATCTCGGCGAAGTTACTCTGTCAACTTCTGCCATTTCCACTGCGTACACCGCAGGGGTTACACTGACCACCGCCGACCTGGCTGGCGGCGCGGTCATCTACACGTCGAGCAGCGCCGCAGACCTTGCGCTTCCTGCCGTCACTGGCGTTGGCGGCGTCAACGCCGACATCAGCAGCGCCAAAGTAAACTCGTCGTTTGAGTTTTCTTTGATCGCTACCAGCACGGGCGTCCCGACCCTTACGGTTGGCACGGGCTGGACGCTGGTTGGCGTTGGTGTGGGTGTTGCGTCTAAGAGCGTCCTGTTCCGCGCCGTTAAGACCGGCGACGAAACGTACAATCTGTACCGCATCGCTGGCTAATTGGTTTGCCCCGGCTTTGGCCGGGGCAACCCTATCTTCTTATGGAATTAATTAAGGAGTTATCTCATGGCGAATAACAAACCTATCGGCGTTGCGTATGCCGATCCAATGCTGGACAGTGTTCAGGTCGGTTCAGCAGGCGCTCCTATTGAAATCGCGTCAGCAGGCGTTTTGAACGGCAGCTACGCAACTACGTCGGCTACTTCGGGTGACACTCGTCTAGCTTACTCGCGTTTGACCTTTACCTCGACGGGCGCAGGCGAAACTATTCGTGCCTTTTCGGTCGTGACCGGCGCTAACGCCGCAACGGGCGGCACGGTTAACGGCGCGCACATCTCTACTTCGGTCAATACCGGCGGTTCTATCTCCGGTGCTGCTAACGCGCTTCGTGCAACCATCGGCGGAACTTCTACGACCCCCGGCGGTACTTTAGCTGCCATTCAGGTCGATAGCGACATTCCGAATGCGGCTGGTTGGGCTGGCGCATCGTTCTTGCGTTTTACCAACTCTGGAGCGGGTACGATTGCCAATCTGATGAACGTGCCTGCCGCAATGGTAACAGTGAAAGGCAGTGCTGCATTGTCGCACAAGATTAAGATTGTAGACGCCGCCGGCACTCCGTACTACATCATGGTGTCGGACGTTTAATGCAAATAACGAAAGAATTTCTTCTTTCGGAAATCTGTGACCTTGAGTCTGAAGTAGATAAAGCTAAAACCTTTATACTTCAGGCTCAAGCCACAATCGCGGCGTATAATATGCTGATTAATCGGCTTGAAGCGTCCGAAGATGAAAAAGGTGCTTAATGTCTGTCATCTATCTGGTTCATCCGACGCACGGCGCAAAAGTCGCTATCTCAGAAACAGAAGCGAATTATGATGCAATGAGCGGCTGGCAGCGGTATGATGTCGATACGTCAACCATATTGGCGGACGATGACGGCGACGACGAGCCTGTCAACGAGATGGCGGCACCTAAGCGGCGCGGACGCCCCCGCGCGAAGCAGGAAGGCTAACCAATGACGACTGCCGGAGACATCATCAACGGGTCGCTGCGACTTCTGGGTGTTCTGGCAGAAGGCGAAGTGCCGTCCGCGGAAACATCGCAGGACGCGCTGAACGCGATGAACCAGATGATTGATAGCTGGAACACTGAGCGTTTGGCGGTGTTTGCCACGCAGGATCAGGTGTTCACATGGCCATCGGGAATACTGTCGCGCACGCTGGGGCCGTCAGGTAATTTTGTCGGCAACCGCCCCGTGCTGCTCGACGACAGCACCTATTTCCGTGATCCCGGTACGGGCGTCAGCTACGGCATTAAGTTCATCAACCAGCAGCAGTACAACGGCATTGCGGTCAAGACGGTCACCTCAACCTTCCCACAAGTCATTTTCGTCAATATGACGTTCCCCGACATTGAGATGTACATCTACCCGCGCCCCACGCGCGATCTGGAATGGCACTTCATCTCTGTCGAAGAACTGACGCAGCCTGCAACGCTGGCTACCCAACTGCACTTCCCGCCAGGGTATCTGCGCGCTTTCCGGTATAATCTTGCCACGGAGATGTCGCCTGAGTTTGGTATGGAACCATCTTCGCAGGTCATGCGTATTGCTATGACCAGCAAACGTAACCTCAAGCGCATCAACAACCCCGATGACATCATGTCCATGCCCTACAGCCTTGTGGCGTCGCGGCAGCGGTTCAACATCTACGCAGGCAACTACTGATGAAGTCGCCGATCCTTGGGTCGGCGTATGTCGCCCGAAGCGTCAACGCCGCAGACAACCGCATGGTCAACCTCTTTCCGGAAGTCGTCCCGGAAGGCGGCAAAGAACCTGCGTTTCTTCAGCGCGCGCCGGGGCTGTCGTTGCTGGCCACGCTGGGTTCTGGCCCTGTCCGTGGGCTGTGGCAGTTCGGCAACTACGGCTACGCCGTGTCGGGCAATACGCTGTATCAGATTGACAGCAGTTGGAACGCAGTCGCCAAAGGCACGGTAGCAGGCACGGGGCCGGTCAGCATGGCCGACAACGGCGCGCAGCTATTCATCGCCGCCGATCCAGACGGCTACATCTACAACGCTAACACCGATGTGTTTCAGCAAATCACAGACCCCGATTTCCCCGGCGCGGTGACGGTCGGGTACATCGACGGCTATTTCGTGTTCAACGAACCCAACAGCCAAAAGATTTGGGTGACGCAGTTGCTGGACGGCACCAGCATTGACCCGCTGGAGTTTGCCAGCGCCGAAGGCAATCCTGACAACGTAGTGGCGATCTTTGTCGATCACCGCGAAGTCTGGGTGTTTGGCTCCAACTCAACTGAAGTTTGGTATGACGCAGGTCTGCTCGACTTTCCGCTGGCACGCATCCAGGGGGCGTTCAACGAACTTGGCTGCGCTTCGCCGCACAGCATCGCCAAGATGGACAACCAGATTTACTGGCTGGGCAAGGATGCTCGCGGGCAGGGCATGGTTTTCCGCGCGTCGGGTTACATCGGTCAGCGCGTGTCAACGCACGCTATCGAATGGCAGATGCAAGAATACGCCAACATCGGCGACGCTGTGGGCTACACCTACCAGCAGGACGGCCACAGCTTCTATGTGCTGAACTTCCCATCAGCCGATACGACGTGGGTGTTTGACGTAGCAACCGGCGCATGGCACGAACGCGCGGCCTTTGCCAATGGCGATTTTAACCGCCACCGCGCCAACAGCCAGATGTTCTTCAACGCCACAAACGCTGTCGGCGATTACCAGAACGGCAAACTATACAAGTTTGACCTTGAGGTGTACGCCGACGACGACCAGCCGCAGAAGTGGCTGCGGTCGTGGCGGGCGCTGCCAACGGGCGCTAACAACCTGACGCGCACCATCCAGCACGCCATGCAGCTAGACTGTGAGACGGGCGTGGGGCTTAATGGGCAACGCCCTGAAACAGGGCTTCTGTTAGCAGAGAATGACGACTTCTTGCTAACCGAAGACGGCGATTACATTGCGTTGTCGTTTGACGTTGTGCAGGGCAGCGATCCGCAAGTCATGCTGCGCTTCTCTGATGATGGCGGGCATACCTGGTCAAACGAACACTGGAAGTCGATGGGAGCAATTGGCGAATACGGCAAGCGCACAATCTGGCGGCGTCTTGGCGCGACGATGAAGATTCGTGACCGGGTGTACGAGGTGTCGGGTACTGATCCGGTGCGCATTTACATCATGGGCGCTGAGTTGGCCTTGAGCGGGACGCGAGCCTGATGGCACTCTCGCCGATCAACCCTACGCAGCTTACGCCGCCGCGCGTCGCGTTGATCGACGACCGCAGCGGTGCGATTAGCCGTGAATGGTATCGGTTCTTTCTGTCGCTGTTGACGGCTACGCAAAACAACCAGGCCGAAACTGAACTCTCGCCCGACGCATCGTCGCTGCTGGCGTCTTACGACGCCATGCTGGTTGGTCTTGCGCAGACGACCGAGAGCGCACCAGACGCCGCGTCAGCAATGGCGTCCTTGGCCGCAGAACTACAAGCCTTGGGCAACACGACCGCAACCGCGCCCGCGATCCAGAACTCCAACACGTTGCGCACCAACTATTTGGATTGGGAGCAAGACGCGCCGTACGTAAACCGCATTGCTCGGGCGGGATGGAACAGTTTTGACCAGACCCTCAACATCGGCATGGAGTATGATGTTGTTCAGCAAGTGGGGTTGGAGCAATATGCTAGGGTCGCAAACTTCACCGGGGTAACAATTCCAAACGGCACGGTTGTAGGCTTCACTGGTGCTGTGCCTGATAGTGCCTTGTCAGTCTCGCCCTACCTCGCCAACGGCGCAACAAACACGCTGTATATCGTTGGCGTCATGACGCACGATTTGCCCGATAGCGGGGATAGGGGATACTGCACCACATTCGGATTTGTCCGCGACGTAAACACCAGCGCGTTTGCTCTCGGTGACGTTCTCTACGCCTCCCCGACAGTTGCTGGCGCGTTCACTAACGTTAAACCAACAGCACCGAACAACGTCGTTCCAGTGGCGGCGGTATTGCAGGTTGGCACGACCGACGGCATTATTTTCGTGCGTCCAACTATTGAGCAGCAAAAATACTATGGCGAGTTCACCAAGCTAGACACGCAGACACCCGCAGCAATTAATACGGCGTATCCGTTGCTGCTTACGAATACAGAGATTGCCAACGGCGTATCGCTGGGTTCGCCGCTGTCTGAGGTGGTGGTAGCGCAAGCCGGTCTCTATAATATCGCTGCATCGGTGCAGATCACTTCCACCAATTCATCCCAAAAATCTATCTGGGTTTGGCTTCGTAAGAATGGCACAACTGACTTTCCCAACTCGGCCCGCGTTGCGTCGATCACGCTCAACAACGGCTATTTGGTGGTATCACTTAACGAGGTTTATTCGCTGGTAGCGGGCGATTTCATCGAAGTGATGTACGCAGCGGACAGCACCAACATCAGTATCGCCACCGTTGCGGCGACAGCCTTTGCGCCAGCAGCCCCGGCTGTGATATTGGCTGTTACGCAGACCGAGCAATAGGAGTCCATTGTGACCGTATCTATCAGCAACATCATCCCCGCCAAGACAGCGGAGAACACGCAAGTCACGCAGTACACGTCGAATGGCGTGCAGACGATCATCGACAAGTTCACGGCGACGAACTACAGCGCCGTACCGGCAACGATCAGCGTCAACCTGGTCACGGCTGCTGGCAGCGCGGGCAATGACAACTTGATTGTCAAGACCAAGACGCTTCAGGCCAGCGAGACGTATACGTTTCCGGAACTGGTCGGCCATGTCCTGCCCAACAATGGCTTCATCTCGACCATCGCAGGCACGGCGTCGGCCATCAACATCCGCGCCTCGGGCCGTCTGGTTAGCTGATGCCGCCATTTGTCGTCCTTGCGTTGCCTAGATCGCGTACAGCTTGGCTGTCGCGGTTTCTGACGTATGGCGATTGGATGTGCGGGCATGAAGAACTGCGCCACACACGCAGCCTTGACGACGTAACGGCGTGGTTCTCGCAGCCTAACATTGGCACCGCAGAGACAGCCGCCGCGCCGTGGTGGCGTCTGTTAGACCGTTTTGCGCCTGGTGCGCGCATCCTGATCGTGCGCCGCCCGGTCAGCGAAGTGGTGGGTAGCCTGATGAATATCCCCGGTCTGTCTTTTGACCGCGCCGTGCTTGAACGAACCATATCCAAGTTAGACCGCAAGCTAGACCAAATCGAAGCACGGTGCGATAACGTCCTTTCGGTCAATTTCGATGACCTGAACGACGAGATGGTTTGCGCCATTGCGTTCGAGCATTGCCTTCCCCACGCGCACGACCATGAACATTGGGCGCGGTTAGCACCTGTGAACGTCCAGATAAATATGCCCGCGCTTATGCGCTACGCGCAAGCGTACCAGCCCGCGTTGGATAAGGTAGCCGCTATCGCGAAGCACCAGACGCTTGCGGCTATGGCTACCCGTGAGCCTGTTGAGCCAGAGGGCATCACGTTTCAGACGGAAACCTTTGATGATTGGCTAGACGGCGCGGCGAGACTGTTTGACGATCATCTAGTGGCTGTCGGCGAAGCGCCGGGTAACTGGCAGAACAAGAACATTGGGCTAATGCAGCGCATCTATGACGCGGGGGCTATGCAGATCATGACTGCCCGCTGCAATGGGCGTATGTTTGGCTATCTGATGACGCTTGTTGCGCCGTCGCTGGCGGATGAAAACTTGACTACGGCTACGCACACGACGTTTTACGCCGACTCAGCGGTCCCTGGTCTTGGTCTAAAATTGCAACGCGCGGCGTTGCGTGACTTGAAAAAACGTGGTGTAGACGAAGTGTTTCTAGAAGCTGGTCAGCGGGGTTCCGGCCCTAGACTTTCCGTGTTATACAAGCGGCTAGGCGCGCTAGATTACAGCCAAGTTTACCGTATGCAATTGACGGAGCATTAAGATGGGTTTGGCAGTAGCAGCAGGAATCGGCGCAGTCGGTGCTATCGGCGGCGGTTTAATTGCCGCAGGCGGCGCTAAAAGCGCAGCAAAAACCCAAGCACAGGCGGCGGCGCAAGCGCAAGTATCGCAGGAGCGCGCGTTTGAGCGTCAAGTCGAACTGCAAGAGCCGTTTCGTCAGGCTGGACTTACCGCGCAAGAACAGATCATGCAGTTGCTGGGTATTGGCGGCGATCAGGCCGCAGCGGGCTATGGCAGTTTGGCCAAGCCGTTCGGCGCGCAACAGTTCGAGCAAGACCCAGGCTACGCTTTCCGCCAGTCGGAAGGCATGAAGGCGTTGGAGCGGTCGGCAGCGGCGCGCGGCGGTCTGCTGTCAGGCGGCACGCTGAAGGGTATCCAGCGGTTCGGACAGGACTTGGCCAGCCAAGAGTATGGCAACGCTTTTAACCGCTACCAGACCGAGCGCGCAGCGCGGCTCAACCCACTTCAATCGCTGATGGGCGCGGGGCAGTCGTCGGCTAATACGCTGACCGGCGCTGCTGGCCAACTTGGCCAAGGTCAGGCGCAGTCGCAGCTTGCCGCGGGGCAGGCCCGCGCATCAGGTTATGTCGGGCAGTCAAATGCACTGGCGGGCGCGTTGGGCAGCATTGGTCAGGCGGCGTCGTCGTATCCGCTGTACCAAGCGCAAGTGAATTATCTAAATAGCGGGGCAGCGGGCGGCGGCTTTGGCGGCGGTGCTGCGTCGCTTAACCCTGGTACGAACGCCTTCAATATGCGTCTTGGCGGCTAATTAAGGACGGACAATGGCTAATCAAGCAATCGCCCTTCAGGCCCGCGCACCACAGCAGGGTAACTTCTTGGCCCCGGCTATGCAGCAGGCTGGCCAAATGATCAATCAAATGGCCCAGCAGAAGGCTGCTGAACGTCAGACTGCGGTAGCGCAGCAGCAGATGGAACTTGCCAAGGCTAAGGAAGGCCGCGAAGCAGCGATGGCACCGGCTCAACAGGCAGAAGCTGGCGCTAAGGCTGGTTCTGCAAAAGTAAAATATGTTTCGGATTTCATGGATACGTCGGCGCTTGCGCTGGCTAATGTTCGTGACCCGCAGCAGGCAATGGCTGTCGGCGACCGGCTAAAGCAGTTGTTTCCCGAGCCAGAATTTCAACAGTCTGTAAACGAGACAATAGCGTATTTGACCGAAGACCCCGCGCAGTTCGACGCGCGCAGGCAAGAGTCGCTTGTACGAACGCTGGACGCAAAAGACCAATTGGCCAAAACTTTTGAAACGCAAAAGACTGGCACTCAACAACGCACTGTACAATATTCGCCTTATGGCGGCGCGGCGACTGAAGTGCCGGGTTCGCGTTTCGATACGGCGCAGGACATTCAGTACGTCAAGGGGCCTGATGATTCTGTCAGGGCTATGCCTAAGAATATGCCCGGTACGGGCGGGTTCGGTGCGCCTGCGCCTGCGTCCCCTGCGGCTGGTCTTGTTGGCGGCGCTCGCGGCGGTGCGCTTGGCCCAAGCATCGAACAGGCCGCGCAGCGACTCAGCCCCGGCCTTGTTGTCAGCGGGCGGGCGCGCACGCCTGAGCGTAATGCTCAGGTTGGTGGTGTGCCTGACAGCTTTCATAAAACCGACAACGCCCGCGACTTTCAGCCGGGTAAGGGTCAGACGCTTACAGGCCTGTACAACAGCTTGGCTCCGCTCAAGGCGCAGGGCTTTGATGTCATCAAAGAACGCAACCACGTCCATGTTGAACCTTCGCCGGGTAAAGCGCCCGCCGCCCGCGGCAGCGCAGGTGGCTTGCAGTTCGGCCAGGTTGTGCCGGGTATGGGAGGCGGCGGGGCAAAGGCCAAAGATTTGACCGTGTCTGAGCAGACGGCGTCTTACAACATCAAGCGTCTGTTGCGTGGGGCGGACGCAATTAAAAAAGCCGTGGGGCGCACACCGGGAGCAAACGTGCCTAGCGCCGCAGAAGCCGCCGTTGGAAGTCTGCCGTTTATTTCAAAAGCCGTCAATTTTACACGCGGCGAAGATCGTCAGATCGTTGCGGCGGCGCAGCGGGATGTGCTGGACGCGCTGCTGTATCTTGCCACTGGCGCAGCGTACAACAAAGAGCAGTTGGAAGGGCAGATGGAGTCGTACATCCCCGCGTATTCCGACGAGCCTGGTGCTATCGAGTCCAAGCGCGAGCGTTTGGCGCAACTTGTCACCGACGCTAAAACCCGCGCTGGACGCGGGTGGACACCGGAGTTGGACAAAGCGGCTAGTACGCTGTTTAGCTCACAGACGCCTGTTGCTACTGCAAAACCGGCTGCCACGCCTACCGCGCCTAAAATTGGCGCAGTTGCAGAAGGGCATCGTTTTAAAGGAGGCGATCCCGCCAATCCTAAAAACTGGGAAAAGGTGCGCTGATGGCTGGCCCGTGGGAAAAATATCAAAAGCCAGCGGCGTCTGCCGGGCCGTGGGATAAGTATAAAACCGCCGCCGCCGAAGCTGCGCCGAAGGTATCTCGGACAGAGGCAACGCTGTCTGGGTTTGGCCGTGGCTTGAAAACTGCAACTGAGAATATCCAAAGCGTAGACCCGCTGTCGCTTTTGATGGACGCCACTGGTTTCGGCGCTAAAGGCCGCAAGGCGTTGGATGCTAGAACGGCGGCTATTGCCCAGCAAGCGGAACGGTCGCGGCCTAACTACTTTGCCGGAGGTGAGATCGGCGGCGAACTTGCGCCTACGCTGGTCGCAGGGGGTTTAGGCGGCGCGGCGTTGCGGGGCGTCGGCGGCGCTTTGGCGCGTGTGGCTCCCCGCGCGGGCGGCGTTGTGCAGCGCGTAGGCACGGCTATGCAAACCGGCGGCATCGGCGCGGGGCGCACGGCGGCGCAGACCGCAGCGATGACGAGGGGCGCGCGTGCGGGGCGTCTTGCAGAACGTGTGGCGGGCGGCGCTATTGCCGGTGGTGCTGGTGCGGCGTTGACCGACCAGGATGTAACGACCGGAGCTGCGTTCGGTGGCGGTCTGCCTGTCATGGCATCGGTGTTAAAGCGCGTAGGCGGGGCTGTGCCTGACTTGGTCAAACTGCCAACGCTAAACGCGGCCAAGATAATTCGAGAGACGTTGGGTAACAACGTCGAAGCAGCTAAAGCCGCGCTCAGGGGTCTGTCTCCTGACGACCGGCGCATTGCAGAACAGGTAATGCTTGAGGCTGGCGTTAAAGATGATGCGTTCTATGGCCTGGGCAAAATGGCGCAGGAAAGATTTAAGCAAGGTGAACGGCCCATTAGGGAAACGCTGGAAAGCCAAGCCGCCGCCCGCGAAGCACGCTTGGCTGCGGCAGGCGGTGGCCCTACGGCAACTGCAACCCGGTCGGCTGCTGAAACCGGGCGGCGCGACGTGTCAGCCGCTACTGGCCCAATGCGCGAAACTGCCTTGGAGCGCGCTAATATTGCAGGGCGTGAAGTGCCACAGGCAGAACAGTTGGCTGCGCAAGCCCGCGCAAGGGCTGAACAGGAGTCTGGTTTGGCGCGCCGCATGACGTTCGGCGCAGAGCGCGCCGAAACGCGGCTTGGCCAAGCAGATGACTTGGGGGATGTGTTTGACCCCGCCGCCGTTGCCCGCGAGCGTGGGCTTGCGGGGGCCATGACGCAACGCGGCGAACAGGCCGCGTTGGGCGCTATCGGTTCGCGTCAGGCCGCGCGTGACATGGAAGATTACGTCGCTGATCTGGCCGCGCAGGGTATGCAGCCATTGCAGGTTTCGCCTATCGTGCAGCAGATTCGCAGCATGGCGGGGCAACCTGGCACACGCGCTGACGATCTTCAGCGCGGGACGCTGACAAAGTTAGCTGACCAGTTAGAAGGTTTGGCTGACCCGAACGGCGTCATTGACGCGCGCGATCTTTACCAACTTCGCAAGACCGGCGTAAACGACATTGTAGATCGTTTGCTTGGCGGCGCGCAACCGTCGTCAGGCACGAAAGAGCGCGCGGCGGCGCTGATGACTAGCATTCGTCCGATGATTGACCAAGCTATTGAAGGCGCTGGCGGCACTGGATGGAAAGACTATCTTAACCGAACTCGGAGCGGTTTTGAAGCTGTCAACCGGCAAGAGTTGGGCGGCAAAGCCGCGCAAATGGCCAAGGAAAGCCCGAATGAGTTTATCGCACTAATGCGCGGTGAACGCCCGAAGGTAGTTGAAGATATCATGGGTACGGGCCAGTATGACATCGGCGGAATGGCGTTGGCCGATCCGCAACGGTATCAGGCGCTAACGCAATCTGCTGGCGAATTGAATACGCTGAACCGCATGGGTGCGTTGCGTTCGGCGGGGACAGGCCGCGCGGGGGATATCTTGTTCAACGCGCAACCTAACATAGTCAAAAGAGGTGTAATGCGGGCGGCGCTTGCGCCGTTCCCTTCCGTTCGTATTGCTGCGGAAGGTGCTTTAGGTGCTGAACGCGCGGCGGTGTCGCCGTTCACACAGCGAAATATCGCGGAGGCATACGCCAGCGGCCCGAATATGCTGGCGCTGATGAACCAATATCCAACTTCCATGCAAGCATCAGAAATGATTAGCCAGCTATCGCCGGAGACGCGGAACGCGCTCGCGCAGCTACTGCGCAGCGGTACGTTTACGCTGAACCAGCCTCCAGAATAACTCAAGGTAACGGAACCCAACATGGCCGAAATCGACGAAACGAAAGCGCGATTGCAAACGCATGAGGAAGTGTGTGCGCTGCGCTACGACGGTCTGTGCGCCAGGCTGAAACGTTTGGAGGGTGTCGGGCTTACTATGGCCGGGGCCATCATCATGCTGCTGCTCGGCATTATTGTAAAAATGAACTGAGATGCCCAACCAAAACACCGATCTCACGGCCATCGACGCTGAACGGATCGCTGCTTGGGAGGCTTGTGGTCGCAATCAGACCGCAGCCGCTAACAGGCTAGGTTGCTCCCGTGACGCCATCGTTAAGGCCATTCGACGGACTTACGGGTCTGATTATCTATCTGCCAATTTGGCGCATCAAGAGACGGTAGCCGAAGAACTGCCGCCATCCGATCTACCGTTTGACGAGCGGCTGGCGACAATGAAGACGCGCAACAATCTCCGCATCAATCACGCTAGGGCGGCATCATGGCAGACTGTGCGGGTGCCGATCTCAGGACCATACGGCATCTGCTGGTTCGGCGATCCACATCTCGACGATCCGTTTTGCGACCTCGAAAGTGTTGAGCGCCATGCTCGCATCTGCGCCGAGACTGAGGGGATGTATGGAGCCAACGGCGGCGATTCCATCAACAACTGGGTCGGGCGGTTAGAACGGCTCTACGGCGAACAGTCGGCTACGGTATCCGAAGGCTGGGAACTTGTCGAGTGGTTGCTGAAAGACCTTGGTGTCCGGTGGTTGGTATGGCTGCTCGGAAACCACGACACTTGGAACACCGGCAAACGCATCTTTGAGGGGCTTAACACCAACCGCATTCTCATGCGCGACTGGGACGCCAAACTGAAACTAGTGTCGCCAGACGGCGCGGACGCTACGGTATGGGCGCGGCACAACTTCAAGGGTTCGTCGATCTACAACGAGTTGCACGGACTGAAACGCGCCGCCATGATGGACGAACACGCCGACATCTACGCGGCGTTTCATATCCATACGTTTGCAACGGGCAACGTCGAACTACCCGGCGGTCGTCGCGCTTGCCTTGTGCGGGCAAGAGGGTATAAGGACGCCGACGATTACGCCCTCAAAGGCCAGTTCACGGAGCAACGTGATGGACAGTCTGTCGTGACAATCGTGACGCCGCGCGTCGGCCAACGCCCGCTGATACAGGCGTTCGACAACGTCGAGATGGCGGCGGACTTCCTGACGTTTTTGCGGCAGAAGGAATAGCGCATGAGCATCGTTCTCGGCCCACGCTCACTATCGCGCTTGCAGGATGTTCACCCTGATCTGGTGCGCGTCGTAAAGCGCGCGGCGGCGATGTCTGACCTAGACTTCACGGTGCTGGAGGGACGGCGGACGTTGGCGCGGCAACAGGTGCTGATGAAGAACGGTGCCACCAAGACGCTGAACAGCCGCCACCTAACCGGCCACGCCGTTGATCTTGCGCCAATGGTGGGCGATGGCGTATCTTGGGATTGGCCGCTGTATCACCGGCTGGCCAAGATCGTGAAGGCCGCTGCTGTAGCCGAGAATGTCCCGCTCACTTGGGGCGGTGACTGGCGAACTTTCAAGGATGGCCCGCACTGGGAACTGCCTTGGAAGCAATACCCGAAAGGAAGCTAACATGTCTATCGTGAATTTTGTTTTAGCCCGACTCAAAGAGCCATCGACCTACGCTGGCCTGTCCGGTCTGGCGCTGGCGCTTGGCGTCTCTGGCGAACTGTACAACGCCGCATCGGCGGCGCTTGCTGCCGTTGCCGGTCTGGTCGCCGTCGTCTTGGTAGAAAAAGCCAAGTGATTAAGTTTCTGTCGTCCCTGCTGTCGCTTATCGAACGGGCGTTTTCCTATTTCGATCAAGAGCGATGGAAGCAGCAGGGACGGCAGGAAGCCCTAAAGGAAGCGGCAGATGTTGTGGAACGCCAGATCGAACTGGGCGAGGCGGCTGTTGCTGTGCCTGATCCTACCCGTGATGAACGGATGCGCAACCGTTTCGACCGTTCCCGTTTCCGTCAATAGTTACTGCTCAATTGCTCGTCCAATCGGGTACGACAGCTTGCTGGACACGTCGGAGACGCGCAAGGCGATTGAAGCCCACAACAGCCAATGGGTTTGTCTGTGCGAGCAAGACTGCCCCGCCAGCGTTCCAGATACCAAATAGCCTTGCCGATCTCCTGCGCCGTAGCGTCCTTGTGACCGGCGCGGCTAAGGTACTTCAGCGCGTTGCCCCGGCAGTAGCCCGCAAACTCCTCTGGCGATAGCTTGGCCTGGAGGTAGTCAATCGTCTCCATGCCGCCGACCTTGTAGTGGTCTGGGTTTACTGCGTCGGTCATGCCGCAAGCCTCGCCATCAGTTCGGCGCGTTCCCGCGCGGATCGCAACATTGTAAACCGCTGATGCAGACGCCTGACAATAGACGGGCGCTGCTGCGCTTCCATCTCAATATCCAGCAGTTCCTTTATTTCTTCCTCAGACAACGTATTCAGCGCCGCCGCCAGTGATCGCCAGTCTACCTTAATCATTCTTCAGTTCCTCCATAGCTATGTCTGACACGGCGCGCTTGTCGTGAAGCGATGCCCAGATGCGTTCGTCAATCGTTTTATCGGTCAGCATGACGTAGACCCAGACCGCATGGGGTTGCCCGCCGCGGTGTAGCCGCCCGACTGTCTGCTCGTACAACTCCAGCGACCACGGCAGCGACACGAACACCATATGGCAACCGCCGTGCTGTAGGTTCAGGCCGTGGCCTGCGGACTTGGGGTGGATCAGCAGCAGTTCGATCTTGCCCGCGTTCCAGCGCGCGATGGCGTCTGGCTCGTCAATCGTCGCGGCGTGGGGGAACCGGCGCTTTAGTTCGGCCAGTTCTTCTTGGTAGTTGTAGACGACGATGGTGTTGGCGCGCTGGTTCTCGTCCAGCAGTTCGGCCAGCCGGTCAAACTTGTGGTCGCTGAACCAAATCGACTTGTCGCCCGCCTCGCGGTTGTAGACAAACCCCGACGCCATCTGTTGCAGCTTGGTCGTCACCGACGCGGCGTTCTGGGCTATCACCCGGTCATCGCCGAACTTGACCACATAGTCGCGCTTCATCTTCTCGTAGGGCGCACGATCCACAAACGTGGTGCGCACCTCGACAACGTTGCACGGCGGCAGTTTGTCCTTGTAGTCACCCGGGTCTAGCACAAACGTCGCGGGCTTGATCCGCGCCATCACCTGTTCCAGCGCGCCGGGTGCTGGCACCCACTGACCGAAGTCGCGGTTGATGCAGATGAAATACTGCTGCATGAACGCGCCCTTGGCGCGGCCCAGCAGCGGCTGGTCGATTATCTTGCACTGGCCGAAGACATCCTCCAGTCCGTTCGACGTGAACGAGCCGGTCAGACCCCAGCGCACCTTGACCGGCTCCAGCAGTTTCTCCAGCGCCTTAAAGCGTTTGCCGCTGGGGTTCTTCAGCCGCGTCAGTTCGTCGAACACGATACCGTCAAAGCCCGACAGGTCGGTCAGCTTGTCAAGGTTGTCGTAGTTGGTGACGACCACAGACGCGGCGCTGGCCAACGCGGCGTTGCGCTGCGCAGGCGTGCCCACAGCCAGCGCCGGGGCGATGCGCGACCACAGCGGTGCCTCGACCGGCCATACGTCGGTGCAGACGCGCTTTGGCGCGACCACCAGCCACCGCTTGACCAGACCGTCGTCCAGCATCGCCTGCATGGCCGTCAGCGTGATCGCGGTTTTGCCCGCGCCAACCGGCGCTAGGATCATGGCGCGGTCACGCTCGTACAGAAAGTCTGCCGCGTCATCCTGGTAGGGGCGCAGTCTCAGGCCCATTGGGCTACCATCGCCGCAGCAATACCAGCATAAGTTTCGCTGCGGATTTTCCAACGGTATTCGCTTGGCGGCAAACGGTTTTGGCCGCTGTCGGTTTGATTCGCCCACCGCTTCTTGCCGTTGGCAATCCGCGGCTCAACCACGGCAGTCGGCGTCAGCAACGGCAAATTCTTTAGCCAGAGGCACGTCGATTTGCTGGCGTCATGGCCAAACTGCCACGGCTGGATCGTCTGGTCGGCCTTGCGGATGCGGGTGCCGATGCAGCCGATGGGGTTTTCTAGTGCGATGCGGGGGATAGGAGCGTCCAGCAAGAACTGCACGAACTTCAACGCATCTTCGGTCATCTGCGCCCGCTCGGGGCGGCGCTTGTTCCAATGCAAACCACTAGAGCAAAGATAGGTGCATGGCGGATGCGCGACCATCAAGTCCCAGCCATCGTTGATGATGTCCGTAACATCACCTTGATAGTGCGGCCCCGGCACGTCTGTTGGCAGCAGATCACACGACAGCGCGTCATGTCCCGCAGCGCGGAACGCATCCCGCACGGTGCCGCTGTATTCGCAAGCCACTAAAACTTTCATGCCGCCCATGCGTCCACATCCTCTTTCGACCACAGCACGGCGTAACGCTGATTCGTCGCGGCCATCTGCTCGGCAAATATCTCTTGCAGCGGCGACAGCCGCCCGCCGGGCTTCTTCAGTTCGACAAACCATGTCTCGCCGTTCGGCAGGCAGGCAATGCGGTCAGACACGCCGCGCAGCGTTATGCTGCGAAACTTGTAGCTGTACCCGCCCAGCGCCTTCACGCGCTTCACGAAGTGCGCTTCAATCTCTTTTTCTGATGTCACGAAATACCGCCTTAACCATATCACTGTCAAAGTTAGCGACGATATATTCGTGCCGCGCCACCTCTGCTATTTCACGATTTTTTCCGTTTTTGTCACAGTGGCGAAAATCATATGATAGGCTGTCCATTACGTCGGCTACCCATTTTGCTTTATCTTCAGTCACAAACATTCTGTCCAAGAAAAACCAATCGGTACCTGGCGTTAGCGGTTTGCCCATTATAACCCAAATTTCCTTTAACATGATACTCTCCTTGATTGTCATGGCGTGACCCTACAAGGCCAAACAATGTGTTGCAAGCCGCACACAAAAAGAAACCCCCGTCGTGCAGTGAGACACGCCGGGGGTTTCATCGGTAACCGCGCTAATTGGGGATACGCAGCTACCGAATTCCTACAACCTTTTTGTCGTGCGCTGCAACAGGTTCGACTGCACGACGCAAAGCCGACTTGGACAGCGACGCCGCTATAGCCGGCGCGGCGATGACGTGCCGTTTCGTCTGATGCTCCACCGACGCCAACCGCCCGCAATCGACCCAGCCAGCCTCCTTGAAGGCGTGCAACAGCGCCGCCTGCGGCACCTTCACGCCCGCCGGAACATGGCCCTGCGATGCCATCAGGTCGCACAGCTTATGGAACGGCCCGCCAACAACGCCTGCCGCGAACGGCCCGATCCGCTGGCGCATCATATCAACCAAGAAACTCTCGGCGACGCTCATGCCCTGCTCGACCATGTTGATTTTCCACTCGGTGATCGGCGGTGCGGCGGCGGGGTTGAACGCCTCAACCTGGCGTTGCCACATCCACGCCGCGATCAGTTCGTACCCGCCGTTCTTGTACCACTTGTACAGCTTCTGCGCGTCGTCTGGGTTCATGCGCGACGCGCGCGACCAGACGCAGAACCAGCGGCGATCTTGCGTCGGCAGCGTGATCGGCAGCGTGTCGTTCGAGAACGCGATGACTTGCAGCCGGTTCAGCATCTCGTAGGGGTGCAGCCCCTTGCGGTTGATGACCAGCGTCTCGGGCGGCGCGGCAATGATAGGCTTCAGCTTGTTGGCCATCGCGCGGCGCTCCCGCGCCTCTGCCTCGCGCAACTCGTTCAGGATGACCACCTCGGCTTCTAGGTTGTAGCCCCACTGGCTGTTGATCTCGCCCGTCTCCATGATCGAACGGTTGTGCTGATGCACGCCGCCAATAGCCCACAGGAATGGCGCCCACAGGGTGTCCTTGCCACAGCCCTCGTCGCCGCCGTGCAGCACGGCGTGGTTGATCTTGACATTCGCGTGCTGGACTTTGTGCGCCATCACATTCCAGACGTGTTCCAAGGAATTTGGGTCTGGGATCAGATTGCGGCAGTGATCCAGCCACGGCGCGATCTGGTCGTCTGACACCCGCAAGTAGGTACCCATGTCAGGACGCATATTGATCCAGCGGTTGCCGTAGACCAGCCCGTCACGGGCGACCAGCACATCCTCGCCCGCGGCGTAGGTCATGCCCAGCAGAGCCTTGGCACCAAACTCCTGCCGCCGCTCGTCGAAGTAATTCGACGCCGGTATCTGCCGCTTGTTGTTGTGAACAGACCGGCAGTCAACGTGCCTGAATAGCGCGTTGAACACCGGCCGCGACACCTCGCGCCGTGTCATCATGTCGAAGTAACTGTCATCGGACTGGACGTAAGCGAAGCGGGCGAACCACTCGCTCTTTTCCAGCCGCCCAGCCTCCTTGCGCTCGACCTCGCGGACAACGGTTGCGGCCTGATCCGGGTACGCCGTGGTCGGCGAAATCTTCTCGGCCATCTGCTTCATGCGTTCGGCGATCAGTTCGTCCCGCAGCCCCGGCGTGGCGGTCGGCCCTTTGTTGGCCGACACCCACTCCAGAAACGCGCTGCTGGTCAGGTCTTGGCAGTGACCGTGGTAGCAGCAGTACGACCGATCCAAAGGCTTGTAACGCCCCTCGATGCTGCCGTCCGTGTGCTGCTCATGGTTCGGACAGATGACGCTGCACCAGCCCTCATTGTTGACGCGCGACAGCACCATGTTGTTGTCCGACAGCCACGCCAGCACGTTGTCCATACCAGTGTCGCGTATCTTGATGCTCCTGATCTCGGCAGTGTCCGCCTCGGGCGGCTCGACGCCCAGCGCCTCGCAGATGTCGTCCAGGTCATACTCGCGCTCGGGGTGGAACTCGACCAGCCGCGCCTCAAAGTTGTTGCGGCCCTTCTTCAAGTTGACGCTGCCAGGGATGCGGCAGTTGCGGACGGCGTTAGTAGCGCCCGGGTCGGTGTAGCCCGCCTCGGCGATGGCCGTGATCGCCGCAGTGAACTCAGCCTTGGTCGGCTGGTTGGCAAAGGCGTAGCCCCACTGAAATGATCCGTCCGACGTTTCCATGATCCATGTCGGGTCAAGCGGCGGCGTTTTGGACTTGGTGCCAATGTCGTCCAGCATCATAAACAGGACAAACTCGAC